TCTCCAGAACGGCACGCGACAGGAACAGACGTTGAACGCCGACGTGCTATCCAATATCGTCCTCAACAAGCAAAGCGCCCGCGACAAGACCGGCATTAGCGAGGTGCTGCGTAACGAGGACGAAATCACGGCGTTCAAAGAGAACGAACAGGCGATTAACAACGCGATTGAACTCCACGGCTTCCCGCAGCGGCACGTCAAGGTTGGCCGCGAGGAGGGCGCACCCGTGCGGGATGACGACCTCCGGCGCGTGCGGACGCTCTTTGACCCGCACTCGACCGACGCAAATACGGCGTATTTCACGGGGCAGGACGTGTCGGTTGAAACCTTAGAGGCCGAGAACTTTGACTATCAGGCGATCCACGAAATGGATATGCGGAACTTGACGACCGCGCTCGGCTTGCCGCTTGAGGCGGGCAACGTCGGCGCGGACGGCCTTGGGAGTGGCAAGCCCGCCGAGTTGCGCTTTGCGCTCCTCAAGTTGTCCATCAAGGCCAACCAGCGGAGCTTTAGCACGCAATTCGTGGAAAAGGTCATCCGCCCGGTCATCCGCGATTACAGTCCGTTTGACCACACGGCGACCGTCACCGTTGAGATTGACGACCCGCTTGAGGATATTGGCGAGACGGCGGACCTCATCAATTCCATCGGGGACTACATGACCAACGCTGAGGCCCGGCGCAAGCTGGACCTCCCCGAACCCGAGGATGACGACGTGGCCGAATCCTACCGCTCGCCAGCCGATATTGAGCGCGACGAGGAGGGCGTACAGGACGAACCGATGGGCGGGCTGTTCAACGGCGACGGCAAGACGCTCGCAGAAATCCCCGACAAGTACACCGAGGGCACCGGGCTATCCGAGGATGACTTTGTGCCGAACGCCGACGTGGAGGGCGTCGTTGACGACGTGCTGGAGTTTATTGACGCCGAGGGCTTGCCGAACCCTGAGAACCAACGCGAGGGCGCAGCACGGGCCAACCAACTCAAGGACCACGCCGCCAACGACGAGCCGCTTGCCGTCGAGTTCTGGGAGGAGATTAGCAACTTCCACGCGCGCCACCGGGCGCAGGGGAACCATGAGTGCGACGAGTCGGACCTACCTGAGGCGGCCGCCGAGTCTGACTTTGACGAGTGCTACTTTGACGCCGGCTACTTTTCGGATAAGACGTGGGGCGGCGACCCCGGCAAGGAACAGGCCGACCGGATCGTAGAGGCGATAGAGGACACCGAGGGCGTGGAGTTGTCGGGCGGCTTCCCTGATATGTGCCGCAGTTGCGGCGAGCGGGAGCGCATGACGGGGAGCATGAAATGCGAGGTATGCGCCGACAAGGAACTTTCGGCGGGTGATACGGATTTTAGGTGTCTCGGGGAGGGCGTCACCGACGAGCAACTATCCCACGCGCCGGAGTGGGACCGCCCGCTCTTAGAAATGTTCCGCGGCGTATCCGACCCCGACGCAGACCCGAACCGGACGCTTGTGAGCTTCGCCGCGAGCGACACGCCCGAGTTCGTGCTGGAGCGGATTCGGGAGGCAATCATGTCCGGCGCGACGTTTAGCCACTTTGACGGGATTGACGACGGCCGGATTATGGAGTTCCGGCAGACTTTCGCGGACGCGCTCGGGACCGACGACTTTACGCTTGACTCCATGACCGAGAGTATCATGGACTTTGCCGACCTGTCGCGTGACGACGCCGAGCGGATCGCGCGCACCGAAAGTAGTGCGGCACTCAACAAGGCGCGCGAACTCGGCTATGAAGAGCGCGGCGAGGGCGACGCCCGCTTTTACTGGACGGGCGCGGACCCCGGCGACGCGCGACAGACCGAGGCGTGTGAGTGGTTGATTCGACAGACTAACCCCTTCCACGGCGGCGACCCCGTGCCGATGGGCGAGTTGCGCGACATGGTAGCGGAAGCGCCCGAGCATGACGACGACATGGACAACACGCTTGCGCGGCCCGAGTCGTGGGTGGTCCATCCAAACGAGCGCAGCACGTTCGCCTTAGCGCCGGAGTCGGGTATCTAATCCCGCCGCTTACTTTCACGGGCGTTATGCTATACAATCTGATATGCGGTTCATTACGCCAATTTTGGCCTGAAACAGCCTAAACGCGTAAGTGCTGTTTTCGGCGGCGCTGAACGCTCTACCACCGCGATCTATTTTTCGCCCGGGGGCTTTACGATGTATCCTCTCCACCGAAAAATCTCTTAGCGCGCCGTCTGCGCCGTTGTGAGGCAAGTGGGTTTAGACACCTGTTTGTGCCCACTATATTACATAACTACCCACGCATTACCCACAAGACTTAAGTTATAGTGGGTACATGGTGTATATGTGATGACGGAAGCACGCACGAGTTCGACGGAGTACAAGCACGACGATACCTGCGGTCTGTTCAACCCCCACCACACCATCCCGACCGACGTGGCCGAGGTCGTTGAGGCCATGCGCGACATGGATGGCGTTGAAGCGGTCGCGGGCGGATGTAACGGTTGTACCGCGCCGGTCATGGATGACGGCGTGTACTACATCGCGCAGCACGGTAAGCCCGACTCGGTGTACTTCGGCTTCACGTCGGAGTCGGCGGCGTACACGCTCATCGGCGTTTGCCAGCAACTCGGCGTGCCGTACACGTGGGACGGCGACGAGACGACGAAAGTTCTGGTTGGCGAGTAACCCGCTCGGAGTACGCGGGTTCGACTCCCGCGGCGGGCTTGCGGCTATGAGAATAGAAGTTCACCCCGATGACGTTGACGAGTACAGCACCGATGGACGCGGCCGGCTCTACCTCGGGACCGAGTACGCGAACATGAACGTTGAGGTTGCGATTGTCGGTGTTGAAGGCGACGACGAATAGCCCAAACGCTTAGGCGACGGCGTGCCTTCTCACGCCTATGAGTGACCTACGCGACGACCTTGAAGCGATTGACGGCGTGGGACAGGCCACGGCCGACAAGATTCTCGACGTGCTTGACGCGCACGACACGGGCGAGACGGACCCGCTACTTGAACGCGCCACCGCCGCGGCCGAGCGTGGCGACGACCGGGACGCGGCCGTGTTCCTGCGCCGCATGAAGGAACTCCGCCAGTTGGTCGACGAGGCCCCGACGCACGACGACGACCTGCCGAACGATATGGCGCGTCCCGACAGCTGGATTGTACACATAAATGAGAGGTCCACGTTCTCGAAAGCCCCGGAAAACTGGCGGTCGCTGTCGTAACGCTCCTGTGCGCGCAGGACGCACAACCGAGTTGGACTTTTAGGCCCGTAGCGTGACGCGTTAGACATGGGTATAATAGACTCCCATAGCGAGTACAGCCTATACGACGTACTTGACGGCACGCTCACGTTGGAGGAACAGGGCCGCGGGTACAAGGAGCCGAACGGGTCGGTTGACTTCTACGGGTTCCATATCTTCCCGGTGAACAGCGAAGGGCGGTTCAACGTTCAATACGACGGCCACGCTGGCGTCGTCGGCACGTTCAACGCCGACGACTACGACGACGTGTTGGAACTTGTCGACGACCTCATGGATTACGTCTTTGAGGCGCACCACTACGATTATCAAGACGACAAAGAGGAGTTGGTCGCATGGGCCGGGAAGATCATGGTCGACGAGGGCGACGACCGCGCCGAGGAGCGACCCGACCTCTACATGGAAGTGCCGGAACGCCCCGACAAGGAGAGGCGCGTGGAATGACGATTAGTTTCGACAGAGTAGGATACTGTGAGGACTGCGATATGAGGATCTATGATTCGTCGTTGGATAACCACGAGGAACGGGGGCATGAGGTATTAGAATACGATGAGTGACGTACAGACAGCACACTACGAACGCGCCGCGGTTGAAGCGGGCGGTATCCGTATCCCTGCGTGCCCGCGCTGTGGGACGCCGAACGTCATGCCGCGGAAGATCGAACGCGCGTCGTTCGGGGAGTGTGCCGGAGACGACTGCGACGCGTGGTTAGCGTACGACGTTTCAATCACGGTCCAAGCGTACGACGAACGAGAGTCGGCAAAGTACGCGTTCGAGACGTACATCTACGACGACTAACCCGCCGCCGCTCCTTTTTAGCCCAAACGCTTAGGCCCGCTCGCCCGAACGCACGGGTATGAGCGACGCACTCCGCGACGACCTCACCGACATCGACGGCGTCGGCGACGCGACGGCCGACAAGATTCTTGCCGTACTCGCCGACCACGGCGCGACCGACACGGACGGGTATCTCGCCAAGGCGAAAGCCGCGGCCGAGCGTGGCGACTACCGCGAGGCAGCGGTGTACCTGCGCCGCATGGAGGCCGAATAATGCCCTTCGGTGAGTACGACGACTTTGACGAGTGCGTCCGCGAGAATAACGACAAGCGCGACCCGGAAGCCTACTGCGCGACAATCAAGCGGCAGATTGAGGGCGCAAGCGCGCTGTCGGATAGCGACCGCGACGCAATCCAAGCGGCGGACGGCTTTAGCGACCGCTTGCTTGATGATGACCCGTGTTGGGAGGACTATACGATGGTCGGGACCAAGGTGGAAAACGGCCAAGTCGTGCCCAACTGCGTGCCCGACGACGAGGTGCCCGACGCTAACCTTGCGGCGGCCGACGAGCGGTGCGGCGAGGGCATGGTCAAGATAGGCGACCGCTGCGTGCCCGTTAACGAGGCGAGTGAGTCCGTCGACGCGCCCGC